GAACAACGGTACTTGGGCGGTACGGAGTCTCTGGCGCAGGAGGACCGACCGCTCCTCGCGTACCGAACCTTGTTCGGTTGCCTCTGTCCCGCTTCGGAGCGACCGGCCTCCATCCTCATCGTCGTCGTCCATCTCGTCCATGTCGTCCGTCGATTGCACCATCTCACCAATCTTGTCGAGCGGTACCATGTTGAGTTGCACCAAGCTCACGTCACCGCCCGGCACCGGCAGCTTGTTGTCCAGCTCGCGCGCTTCGTTGATCGTCATAATGCCAGCGCCAACCAGCTTGGTATCCGTCTCAGCGGCCTTCGCCTCGTCCGTCGCGCCCGATGAGGCCCACGCAAACTCATAATCGGGCATCGCAAAATAACGCATGATGAGATAGTCCATAAACCGCTTTGTCCAGTTCATAAGGGGCACCGTGCCTTCCTGCTTCGCCTCGGACTGCGCCACTTCAGCGGTTGATCGGTTCATCTGCTCGATTAGGGCCTGCGGTGAGAGCGAGAACAGCCAGCAAATTATCCGCGAGAGCCATTCGTCGAACTGGTCTTTAAGTATCGCCTCTTTGAACTGGTAGATATTCGACAGCGCACCACCTGGCACCCAATGTATTTTCCTGCGCTCTGCCGTGGTCGTCATGTACGATTGGAAGTTACGGTCGAAGGCGTCGAGCTGATCCCCCGTCCATTCCTTGTCCACGCCTATCAGGCAGTCTGGTAGACTTCCCTGCGTATAATATTCCAGCTTGTGCAGGTCGCGCCGTATTGCCATCTGCACGATCATGATTAATTGCTCGACCATCGAGAATCCATAGACCTGATTCGTCCTGACGTTGCGCGGCCTTACGAATAGCTCGTCCGTGGTGTAATCGACGGCCGGGATTCCCTTGAGTATCTGCTGGTACGCGGTGGTAGGAGGGGATGGACGCCGACCGTCATCGCTCAGTACGGGCTTGATCGTTGCGCCGTCGATGGCCTCCAGGGCGTAAACGTCTTTCCCTTTCGTCCTGCGAATGTATACAGCGGGTTGATCCAGCACGAACATATCCTCAAGGATCATCCTCATCCAGCTTTCGTAATCGTTCTCCCTGTCGGGGTATTGCAGAAATTCCTGCAACTGCGCCGCGCGTTCGTCGGGCTTGTCCAGGCGCTTGCTTCCTCGCTTCTTGATATTCCATTCCAGCGACGCGATTTGATCCTTGCGCGTTTCGATGGCACCCCGTAGAATCGTGCAGTTGTCAGCAAGCGCCCGGAGCTGGGCGAACGATACGCCCTCGTCTTTGGGCTGGATGCGAATGTTGAACGCTGGCGGGTAATCGAACTGACGGCCTTTGGCCTCAGGCGCGGTAGGCTCGGACGGCTTATCGGGTCCGAAGAACGCCTTCGGGTCGATGTCGCGTCCACGGAATACTTCCCACGCCTTCGCCAGCCTGAACAGGGGCGGGGCCATCGGACGCGGCTTATCGGATGACGATGGGCTTTGCGGTTGCGGCATTAACCTCCTGGGAGCGAGTCGTCTGCTGGTCCACTTTGCGTTGATAGTAGTCTAACAGACCACCGCCGCCGCGTGTCAAGAAGGCGAACGCGCCCGATGCGCCGTCAAGCTGGTCGTCGTGGCTTCCGTCAGGGTACACTTCGAGTTCATCGAGGAAATCGGCGGTCCATTCTGCGGCCATTATTCCTACCTGCCCGTTTTCAACCTGCGTGGCTAACGGCCTTGCCCTCACGTCTTTCCCGACGGTCTTTTTATCCTTGTGGTGGTGGAATCCGGCGAGCATTGCGGCGTGATCGCGTACCACCTTGACTCCGCTGGCCCCGCTTTCCTGCTCCTCCGCAACGGTGCAGGCCATGCCGTCAGTCTGTGCGGTGTGCAACATGCGGGCGTCTACCTGCCCCGGGTTTCCCCGCATCCGTACCACATGGGCGATGAAATACCGCACGGGCGCGCCGGGCTGTAGCTCGTACATCTTGAGGCCCACGGTGTAATCTGGCTCGTGTCCCGCGCTCGCTTCAGTCGCCGCCAAGTCCCAGTATCGGACCTCCTTCTTGATCTCACCTGGCACGCTTTCGAATACCTTGAACTTCTCGCGCGAGAACACGGCACCGCCTCGCGTGGCGTCCCAGTTGCCGTCGAGCATTTGCGCCTTGTCAATGGCATCCATCTCGTCCAGCGACCGCAGATACGATTCCTTGTCCAAGTATGGGTTATCTTCCAGCTTTGCCCGTATAGTTACGCGGTCCTTGACCCCATGCGGAAGGATGTACCGGGCCTTGATCCACGCATGACCCGGCCCTCCCGGGTTTCCCGTAACGCGGAATCGTAACGGTATCGGGCTTCCGGTTTCCTTCCGAAGCCTGCTGTGCATATACCGGAGCATGTATTCGGTGAATTGCGGGCCTTCGTCCATGCCGATAAAGTGATATCCCCCGCCCTGATACGTCAGCAGGTGCTTTTCGTATTCGAGATGTGCGAGGGAAAGTGTTGCCCCTGAACTGAAATACCACCGATGCTCGCGCTCTTTGTAGTCTGCCCCTGCCTTGCCGGCCAGCCATTCTTTCGACAGCATGACCAGCCCTCGCGGCTGTTCCAGCATGGGAAACGTCCGGCGAAATATCACGGCGTTGTATCCCGGGCAATCGCAGTATTGCAGGGCCGCGAGTAACAGGCCGCCTGATTTGCCCCCGCCGGCCGCGCCACCATAAAACGCCTCATGGCAATTCAACATCAGGAACACGGCCTGCCGTGGCGAGATCGTCGCCGGCATGTACGGGCTTAACTTTATGTCGGGATCAAGCGGGCTTGAAAGTTTCTTTGATGATGCGGACGATTTCACTCTTTTCCTTGGGTGTAGGCTTCCAGCCCTTCTCCTGCGTTACGATGGGCGCGCTTTTATCGCCAGACACCAGCACTTGATCGCGCCAGCCCCCGCGCGACTTGAGCCTAAATATCAACGCGGTCAACCCGAGCTTGCCAGCTTTGGCGATGTATTCCTGTATGCGCTCGCTGTCCCGAACGTTGCGCTCGGCATTCCCCTTTTTTATAGCCTCGTTTAATTCGATAAATTGCTTTCGCTTTTGAATCAGCGTGTCCTCGCAGATTCCCAGAACAACCGCTATATCTTCTTGCCGTGCCCCATTCGCCGCATATTCATGCGCCTTTTTGATGTCAACGCCGTTTGGGATCCAAGGCTTGCGTCCGCGTTTCGCCATGCCCTGAATATACCACGCGCCCC